AGATAAACCGCTATTCTTATTTGTAAGTCCTCGTATCGCTTTTCAAGGATGGTTTCCCCTGTTTCATCCATCGGATATTCGGTATATGGATACCTTCTCGCNAGGATAGCGTTCTTAGCACTTGTCAAAATATCTCGAAGTAAAGCATCCTCGCTTGAATCGGTTATCTCTAAGTGGATTTTTAATCGTTCTAATTGAGTCGTCATCCCACCAACCTCCTATCCTAAAATCTTATCTAGTTGATCTATAATCTCATCCTTCTTGCGATACTTCCCTAGATTCACCCCTTGCTTTTTAGCAAAGGTTTTGAGAGAGTTATAATCTAACTCCCTATAATCCACCTTCGCCTTAACTTTCNCTTTAGGTGTTACATGTTCCAACGTTGTGAGTTTAGGGAGGTTATCTTTTTTAACTCTATGTCGTCTTAACAACATTCCCATGCTCTAATCCCTCCTAGGACCCATCTTCTTCAAGGGTAATAGCTAATGTTTTATCCTCTCCTTCAACGGTAAATGTTCCAGTTTTGGTGACATATCCGGTTGCGGATGCTGTGTAAGAATAAACCCCATTTACAAGCTCATATGTTCCAGTTTGTTCAGGCGCTATAGTAGTATCTCCCACCTTAATTACAATAGTTCCCGCCCCTTGGCCAGCAGTAACTGTTGCGGTTATTGTGTAAGTTGGCTCAACGGTTTCAATTTTGATTGCCTTAGAAGCATCATACAGATATGCTACATAATGTTTATCAACAGTCATTACAGTAGACTTATTAATAATATCTCTGTCAGTTTCAAGCAAAGTATCTCGCTTCATATAAACTGCTAATGCACCGGGTTTCACGATAAAGTTCACAAACTTACCGGATACTTGATCAAGTTTAATCTTATTGGATATAACTACTTGACAACCCCAAATCATACCAATAACACCACTCATAAGCGCCTGAACTCCCATATCGGTAGCGGGTATCCAATTTTCGTTGACTCTAAGTTGTGCTAATTGTTCAGGAGCAATTAGTAACACCTTTTCACCGTCAATATCCTCGCCAAATTTTACAAGGGCATTGGCTACCTCGTCGGAAGTCAATGGTCCGGACGCAGCGTGTATCATAGGCGCTTGAATACCACCCAATACCTCTAATACGTCGTTATCTGTCTTACTTGCGACAGATAGTCCTAATTGATCTATTGCTTCACCGATTGGATCACCATATCCACTAAGCACCGCTTCATCGGTAATTTGAACTCCTTTACCTGCTTTTTTGACACTTACATCTACGCTGGATTGTGTCAGTTCAGCGATTGGAATGTCGTTACCTTCTGCGACATCTTCCGCATCTCCAATATAAGCATAACTAGGTAAAGTAATGGTGCTTCCAGGTCTACCCTGCAAAGTATAATCAAGTCGCGCCAAAGGTGCGAATTTCATCAAGTCCACCATTTTTTGCTCTATCATTGGTGCTAATACTTCTGGGTCAATTAAATTTGCTAATTTTGTCGCATTTGGATCTAATGCCATAATTTATTCCTCCTTGTCAATCTTCTTTTGATAACTGTTTGAACAACTCTGGATTTTGTTGTTTGAGTTCTACTCGCTCCCTCCAACCCATCTTTTTAAAATCTTCCTTGGTTATGGTCGAACTTCCATCGCCATCTCTAGGGGTTGGAGTATCTTTTAATAATTCTTTTTTAAGTTTTTCTTCTGCNAATTTCTTTTGATTAGCAATTAATTCTATCATTGTTTTTGCTCTCGTTTTAGTAACTTCCTCATCATCCGATACCACTGTATCCAAAATGGAAGAATATTCTTTTTCANTTAAACCGGCTTCAACAAAAATCTCTTTTGCTCGTAACTTAGATAACTCTCTTGCATAAGTGGTTTGTGCTTCTTGTGCCTTTTTAAGTTCCTCTTGAATTTTTTCTTCATCGGTCATAGTCTGTTCTTTCAATGCTTTCAATTCTTTTTTCACCTTCGCCAATTCGGAAGCCGTCTTATCAAATACCGACTTCTCAACCGACTTCGGTAAGGTTGAAGGGTCAACAAAATTTTTATCTGCTAACGCTTCATTAATTTCNTCGAGCGTCATATTTTCCTTGTAGGCATCACCTAGTAACGTTTTTAAATCCATATTTNATAACCTCCTTGTCCTTTTTAGAGTGCATCTGCGCACTATTTTGCGTTTTATTTAGGAGATTTCTCTATCTCCGATATTTTAAGTGGCAAATCGCCAACCGGNCTGCTAACGGTCAACTGGCACTCTTAGTGTGCTCGGTATCAATTTTATTCATTTGTTTACATCTCGGGCATTTGATTTCAGCCTTACCTTCAATGTAACCTAACAATTTCCCACATTTTCTACATCTTAACTCAATCAATAGCATCACCTTCTAGTTTGCTTTCAGCATCGTTCGGTTTATTATTTCCCGGTGTTGCCGTTGCCTTTGCGCTTAACCACTTTTTCAAGTACGGTAATGAGTCTAAATACACCTGTTCGGGATCACTATACAATCCACTATTCGCGATTGCTATTTGAGGATGTATTCCAGCTTCAAGTTGATTCTGCATACCCTGTGTCTTAACGAGTAAGTTATCAGTTCGGTTTCTCGTAAACTTAATATCAATCTCGCTTAACTTTAAATCTAATCCTGAATAATCTCTCGCTATCCTCAATGCCAACTTTAAGAATTGTTTCTCTGAACGCTTAAATATGAGTTCATTATCCCTCGCCCTCGACTCAGCAGCACTCCATCCATCCCTTAGTATGACCGCCTGACCCGTGTCACCCGTTGTACGGTTTGCCCCATTCCTATCAGGCATACCACAAATTATGAGTATCATTTGGTAAATGTCATCTTTGGTGACTTGTGTTTGTGTTTGATTGAGTTCTTGTGATANAATCGCCACATCTGCAGGATTGCCGGGTTCCCCCTTAATCTTAATTGCCCCTAACTCTTTCAAAGCCATAAAATCTTCTTCGTCAATATCACAATTTACAAATTTCATAAACGATTGAATAAACTGTTCTATCCCGTCCATTCTATTTGAAGCTACATTGTTTAGGGCGTCCAATAAGCCTAAAACAACTTCGAACGAACCCAATCTATTGTTGTTTGCAGGATACTCGATAATCGGTATATCTCCTAAGACATGGGGTTGTTCTTTAACAATCTCCCACCCTTCCAATTCGANATAAGTGGTCGGAGTATAAACACTGTAAATATAATTACCTTCAATCGTTTTAATGAATTTCACACCCATTAAAGGCTTCTTACCAAAACCATTATTGTAAACCACGAATGTATATCGTGGATCTAGTACATCAATCTCAAAAGGACTCTCATCTATTTCTTCATTGAAATGAGTATCCGGCAATATCATTCGATACCCCGTTCCTGCGATATAGAACCATTCGGCTAATTCACTATCTTTCGCCGCCTTATCTTCGGCGAACATATATTCGTTCAATTGAGTGATTTTTTCAGATATTTCCTCACTCTCACCCCGTCTAACGTATTGGATGGGTTCACCAAACACATAACCTTTCTTGAAATCTACTATCTCGAGGGCGTGATTTTCGACGATTTTGTTGTTTATCTCAGGTCTAACCTGCTTGACACGTTGAAGAATAGGCTGGTTACCACGGTAATAACGGTAGAGGTAATCTATCTCACTACTGTTGATGAGATGAACGCTCATCGCCTTTTTCAAAACCTCTACTACGTTCTCTCTTGTTATTTCGCTCTCAGACGAATAAATAACTCTTCTACCGAAGAACTGTCTACTCTCTCCAAACGTATTATTTATTACAGCTCTCGTTGTAATCACCCCTTTCAACTATTGGTATCTTGTATCGTTCGCAGTAACGTTTCTCAATCATACAACCTCTACTCATACTCTTACTTCCAAAAGTCCACATTTCGTCGCACATATCTAAGAGGGTTAAGCAATACTCCATCCCTTTGTCATAATCCACTGACTCGTACATGTAACCGAACGTATGAATCGGGGACACGAAACGAATATTAGGATAAACATCGAAAAACAATTCAATGAGCCTTGCCACCTTCTCGGCATTCTCTTTTTTACCCCCAAACTCATGACAGACGTATACAACTTTATTAATCAAGCCATTTCATCCTTTCCCCTAAATCGGCATCTATTGATTTCTTCGTTCCACATAGGTAGATTATTGGCGACTTCTTACTAACTAGATGGTATTCCCCAAAAATAAGACAAGCGTAACCCCTCTCCAGTGTCTAATGCACCCAAGCGATTACGCTCTAATTTTTATAAAAACAGTTTTTGATAGCTTTATATACTTTTTTACATATATACCATACCACAATATATAGTATGTGTCAAATAACAAATATACTAAATATAGTTAAAATGGTCGTCGGATCACTTCCACTTTCGCCCCGTCTAACGATTGAGCATATTCGGCTAACATAGCCATCCCGTCTGGCACGTCGTCGTGTTTGTTTTTACCCGCCATCGTCCACATACATAAGAGGTTCATCATCTTACCATAATCGCTTGATTTTTGATAGCAGCTTGGATGTTTGAATAAACAATGTTCTTTCACCCACGGGGAATTGACTATAATTTTAGTTTCTTTGTTCTGAGTGGTGTATTTCGTAGTAATGTGAGTTATCCCGTTTTTGCTTTTTACTTCTTCTTGTACCTTTTCTGCTATTCTCCCACCCGCTGAATTGCTCTCAAATCTACACATTTGCACTTTGTGCCTCAAAAGAATATCTACAAGTCGCGCGTCTACTACATCAGGGTTACCGTTATCACATACACAATCCTCAATATAATAATCTTCCCCATACACATAGGCTACGGGTAAGAAAGCGTAGTCTTTTCCTCTGTCTTTTGTATCGCACACACCAATGATAGCATCTGGTTCGCTTTGGGGCAGTTCAAAATATCTTCTTAAATCATCTTCATGGTATAACAACCCTTCACGTTCGATAGGTTCGTTCATGAACAAACATCTCCAAGAAACATCATCTAGGCTTTCTCTCATGTCCCAAAAGTATTTTGTATTAAACCCTACTCCGTACACATAGTCAAAATTACTCTCGTCATTTTCATCAAGGGCAGGGAAGGACAAAAACCTAGCTCTTGGGTCACCTTCGTACTGTCTTTCTAACCTACCAATAACATCATGTACCGACCAGCGGGTTGCAATATGGATTTCTTTACAGTCCAACTTCTTTCTTGATTTCAAATCGTTAGTGTATTTCTCCCATAATTTATCCAGCCTATCTTTTGACATAGCTTCCTCAATACCACTCACCAAGTCGTCAGCGTATAAATACTTTTCACAGCGGGTGGCACCGGTGAGCGACCCATCGATCGAACGACAGGTTAACGTTTTGAATCGTTTCCGTTTCTCTAAATC